CGCGCGATAATCTCGGGCAACTGATCTTGAGCCCGAGGTTATCTCATGAGTGCGACCACTCCAAATGTCGGCGTCCGCGTCTTCTCCAATCTGTCGAGCACCACGGCAGCGATCGACGCGCGTGTTTCCTATACCGGCATCGCCCTGCCTTGTCCGGATGCGGACAACTCGATCGAGAAGCACAAGCCGATCGTGGTCAACACCGAAGATAGCGAGCTGATCACCCTTTTGGGTGCAGGTGTGGCTCGCGACACGATTACCCAGATCGCTTCGGAAGGCATCTCGACCGATCTTCTCTTCGTGCGCACCGATGACGATGCCGACCCGGACACACAGCTTGGCCTGGTGGCGGGCTCCGCTGTCGACAAGACCGGGATCTGGGCGCTGTTGGAGGCCAAGAGCGAAACCGGACTGGAGCCCGGCCTGATCATCGCGCCAGGCTACACCTCGCAGCGGCCCGATGATGCGGCAAACCCTGTGGCCACCGCCATGGATGCGATCTGCGACCAGATCATCGACTGCATGGGTATCACCGACACACTGGAAACCTCCCGCGAGGCGGCGGCCGAGAATGCGGCCGACTTCGCCACCTCGCTCAACATGATTGCCATGTATCCCTCCGCCCTGGTGACGATCGACGGCGTCAACGTCACGCGGCCGCTCTCGCCGCATATGGCGGCCGCGATCATGCGGCGCGATGCCGAGGTCGGAAACCCCTATAAAGCCGCCTGGAACAGGCCCTTGAAGGGCATTCGAGGCGTCTCCCAGACCGTCTCCTATCAGGACGGCCGCACCGAGACCGACGCCAACTATCTGGTGCAGAACGGCGTCGGCACCGTCATCGAGAACAAGCTGCTCTGGGCTCCCTATTCGACGGCGACCGATCCGACCGTCAAGGCCTATCGCTCGATCAAGCGCATCCGCACCCGCCGCTCGATCGAGAAGGCGCTGTTGCGCGCGCTGCGCACCTACAACGCCCAGGATCTCGGCCCGCATCTGGCGACACTGATCTACGGTTCGGTGGCCGAAGCCTGCGCCGAGCGCGTCACTCTCGGGGCGCTGATCGATTACGAGCTGGTCTGGGATCGCAAGCTCAACCCGAGCACCGTGCTCCGCGACGGCGGCTTGCGGGTGAAGCTTCGCTTTGAGGAGACCCCGGATCTGACCGATCTGCAGATCTACACCGAGCCGCAGCCCGAGGCCTTCGACATCCTCGCCGGCCGCATCGGCCAGGCGCTGACCGCGCTCGGCAATCCCAACATCCGCGTCACGGCATAAGGAGCCCGATCATGGACCGCATCATTCAGGGCGCAAACTGGTATGTCGATACGCTCAACCAGCGTCTGCGGCTTGCCGAGATCACCATGCCCGAGCTCAACCGCGCCAAGGAAGTGCTGCAGATGGGCGGCGGCTTCTTCAATCTCTCGGTGCCCTACGAGATCGAGGAGCTGGAAGCGCCGTTCTCTTTGAACGGCAGCCACGAGGACATCCGCTCGCTGTTCGGCCGCGAGCCCGGCGACTGGACCACGTTCTACTATTATGAGCGGCTGCGCGACATCGTGAACGGCGTCAACAAGGGCCGCGTCGTCATCCTCAAGGGGCTCGTGACCAAGGTCACTCAATCCAAGGTCACCGGCAAGAAGGGTGACGCATCAGGCTATGCCGTGGGCTCGATCGTCGAATACCGCGACATCGTCGACGGCAAGGAAATCCACCGGTTCGACCTGTTCAACAATCACCTGATCATGAACGGTGTCAACTACTCCCAGCAACACAACGAAATCATCGCGGCATGACCAAGGATACGCCCAGGAAGCCGGAGCCCGCGCCGGAGATCGACGTTGCCGACATCCCGCTGCCGCCTGAGGAAAAGTGGGACGATCTCGACAACAGTGCGGGAGCTGCAGCGGACAAGGCAGAGGCCAAGCCCGCGCCACGCCCGGCGGTGCCGCCGGCTGAGATCGCCGATCTCGAATTCGAGGGTTCTGCCTATCGCGAAACTGTCCCGCTGGAACATCCCTTCAAGCACCCGGAGACAGGCGAATGGGTTCGCTTTGTCTCAGTCGAACGGCTGCCGATCGGACAGGTTGCCCGCCTGGTCGACCGGTTTTCGGGCGAGACATACGACAAGTTCGAGATCTACTCGCTGATGACCGGCTTGCCCGCCCCGGTGCTGCGCGGCCTCAAGGATGTCGATGGCGACCGGGTCACGGAGGTGGCCTATGATTTTTTGCCCCGCGTCTTCCGTCCGGCGAGCGCGCAGAGCCAGACCTGAAGCTCTGGCGGTCCTATGTCGCCCGCGTGGCGGCGTCGTTTGCCACACCGCTTCCGCAGGTCGAAGCCATGACCATCGACAAGGTCATGCTCTACCACGCCGAAGCGATTCAGCTGCATCAGGAAACCTGGGGCCTTATGGCAGGAGCAAGCCGCAATGAGTGATCTCGATGTTGCAATGCGGCTCAAGCTGATCAATCAGCTTTCCGGCCCAGCAAAGGACGCCAAGGAAGACCTCGAACAGCTGCGCCGACAGACGGATCGGCTGGGTGCCTCCCAAGACCGGAACGCAGCCCGGTTTGAACGCTACCGCGCCGTTGCCGTGGCAGGTGGCGCTGCGATTGCCGCCGGTGTGCTGGCAGCGGGCAAGGCAGCGCAATATGCCACCGGCGAAGCCATGACCTTCGAGACCGCCATGGCCGAAGTGCGCAAGGCCGTGGACGTGTCGGACGAGGAATTTGCAGGTCTCGCCCGATCAGTCCTGCAGGTGTCTGAAGAGACAGGTGTCGCCAAGGAAAACCTTGCCGGCCTTGTGGCCGAGGCTGCGCGCTCCGGCCGGCCGCTTGAGGAGCTGACCGAGTTTGCCCTTCTCGCAGCCAAGGGCTCGGTCGCATTCGGAATGAGCGCGGAGGAAACCTCGGCCGCGATGTCCAAGATGGGCAATGCGCTCGACCTGTCCTTGCCGCAACTCTACGATCTCGGTGATGCGATCAATCACCTTGCTGACAACTCTGCTTCCAGCGAACGCGATCTGATCAACTTCATCAACCGCGCGGGCTCCACCGCCAAGATCGCAGGACTTGCCGCTGAAGAAACCGCCGCCTTCGGATCTGCGCTGCTTTCGATCGGCGTGCCTGCCGAGGTGGCCGGAACCGGTTTCAACGCCTTCATCAGCAAGATCTCGACGGCCGAGAAGCAGGGCAAGAAGTTCCAGCAGGGACTGGATGCGCTTGGGCTAAGCGCCAAGGAACTCAAGGCCGCTCTGGCAGATGATGCGCCGGCGGCGATGCTCGATCTTCTCAACAGGATCGACAAACTACCCGATGCCGAGAAGCTCGGCGTGCTCACCGACATGTTCGGTCTCGAATATGCCGATGATATCGCCAAGCTCGCCAATTCCGTCGAGCTGGTTGGCGACGCACTCGACCTGGTCAGCGACAAGGCTGCCCGCGCAGGCTCGCTGGACAAGAGCTTTGCGATCTTCGACGCAACCACCCAGAAGAAGATTGACGACACCGGCATTGCACTTGAGAACTTGGCAACCCGCGTGGGGCAGAACTTCACGCCTGCTATAGGTGAAGCCGCAGACGCGATGAGCGGCTTCATCACGAAGATATCCGAGATGCTCGATCGCTCGGCCGAGGCTGACGCTATGCTTGGCAAGTTCAAAGCCAGCGGCGATCTGACCAGGGATGATCAAGCGCGGCTTGCCGATGATCCGGAGCTTGCGCAGACAACCCAATCGGCCCGGCGGCAGACCAGGGAAGCGGCCGAGACCGAGCTATCACAGATCATGAAGGCCCGGCAGATGCGCCGCGACGGTGTGAACACGCGCGCTGCCCGCAGGCTCTATGACAAGTACCTCACGCCAGACGTGGATGCCCGGATCGCAGAGCTTGAGAAGACCATTGGCGAACTCTCATCGATCGACGCCGAGGATCAATCCTCGGAGGATCTCGGAGCCACGCTTGAGAGCCTTCGATCCCAGCTGTCACAGATCCCGCGCACTCTGCGAAGAGGCCGGGGCGAATATGCCAATCCGGCCTATGAGGAGATCAAGGCCCAGATCGCGGAAGCGGAGAAAGAG